AATATATATTAAAATTATAAAAAGTTAAATATATTTATTGTATGATAAATATATATATCTATGCCAGGAGGACTATTAAATATTGTGGCTTATGGAAATCAAAATGTATATTTAAATGGAAACCCATCGAAAACATTCTTTAAAACAACATACAAAAAGTATACTAATTTTGGACTACAAAAATTTCGCATAGATTTCGATGGTCTGCGTAACCTGCGAATGTCTGAATCCTCTAAATTTACGTTTAGAATGAAACGATATGCGGAATTATTATTAGATACTTATTTAGTAGTTCAGTTACCCACTATATGGAGTCCAATTTACCCCCCACAAGATTGTTCTGGAAACTGGGCACCATATGAATTCAAATGGATTGATAATTTGGGAACACAGATGATTGAAGAAGTGGAAATAGTTGTAGGAGGACAAACGTTAAATCGGTATTCGGGTGCTTACCTCTTAGCTATGATTCAACGCGATTTCACAACAGAAAAAAAAGCGCTATACGACAAAATGTCTGGTAATGTTGCCGAATTAAATGACCCTGGCAATGTTGGGCCACGTGTAAATGCTTATCCAAACGCATATCATACTACCAATCCAGTTGGACCCGAACCGTCAATTCGAGCCAGAAAACTATACATCCCCATTAATTTTTGGTTTACTTTAGCAGCGAAAATGGCATTCCCCTTAGTGGCGCTTCAATATAACGAGTTGGAAATAAATATTACGCTAAGACCAGTTCAAGAATTAATAGTTATTCGTGATGTAACCGACCAAGAAAACAATTATCCGTATATTCAACCCAACTTTAATGAATCTTTACAACAGTTTTATCGTTTTTTACAACCTCCACCTGACGTGTCATTAAATACAGTGTCTTATCAAGACAAACGAACAAGTTGGAATGCGGACATTCATTTAGTTTCTACATACGGATTTTTATCAGAGGAAGAGTCGAAAGTCTTTGCCGCACGAGAACAACAATATTTATTCAAATCTATTTACGACTGGAAGTTTTTCAATGTTACAGGTAGTCAGCGTGTTAAATTGGAGAACACAATGGGGATGGTAGCATCATGGATGTGGGCCTTTCAGCGTACAGATATTAATTTGAGAAACGAATGGAGTAATTACACCAATTGGCCATATAGTTATTTGCCTCAAGAAGTTGATTTTGCGGACCCATCCGGCAATTGGACATTAGATTGTAACCCTATAACCGAGGCCGGTATTGGACCTGGATATAATCCAGTTACAGGAACACATACCGGTTATTTTACAACAGGTGATTTTGCCCCGCAAAACCAAAAGGACATTTTGCTTCAGTTGGGAATATTACTGGATGGAAAATATAGAGAAAATATGTTGGATGCCGGTATATATAATTATGTGGAAAAATACGTAAGAACCTCTGGTAATGCGCCAGACGGTCTATATAATTATAGTTTTGCCATTCACAATGATCCATTTGACTTTCAACCATCCGGTGCTATGAATATGAGCAAATTCCGTGATATTCAATTAGAATTTACAACATATAGTCCTCCATTAGACCCTGAAGCCCAGTTTTATACTATTTGCGACCCATCTAGTGGAGATATTATAGGTGTTAATAAACCAACTTGGAGAATATATGACTATAACTACAACTTGACTGTGTTTGAAGAGAGATATAATATTTTAACGTTTGTTGGGGGTAACTGTGGCCTAATGTACGCTCGATAAACAATAAATGCCCACTTGAGCCGAACCAGTAAATATATTTTATGGAAAATGATAAAATATATTTTATCGTAACATTGAATTACCTATACTACCTATACCTGTCCTTCTGGGAGGTCCATATTTAGTTTCACGTTTATTTGAAACATTAGATGGCATTTTAGGAGTATGTGTGTTAGATAAAGGACAGTTCAATCCCTTGTATGGGTCAGCTGTCCAAGCAGTATTCGCCGAATATACACCACAGTCTGAAAACATACCAGTAGCTGTTTTGCGACACTTATACTCGACTGTAAATTTATAATCGTTCGGATATTCAAATTCTGTCGTCGGAAGAGGATAGTCTTCTTGAACTGCTCCTGGAAAATCTCCTAGGTTGTCAGTAGTGCTTCTATCAAATGGCTGTGGTTTATCGGGTCTCAGATTATCTATAGCTTTAGCGGTATACCCGTTACTTACTGTTAAGATTTGTGTTTGTTCTAGATAGGCCGGGTCAGCCGTTCCAATTTTATAAGAGCCAGGTGGTTGTATAATGTTATTAACTTGCTGGGGGGTAAATGCTTCTTGAGAAGCAAAGAATATACTTTTTTGAAAAAAATATTGCTGATAAATAAAATACAAAAATATCAAAATAACTACAAACATAAAGATTGGTTCTTCCATTTAATTTAATATTAGATTAAATAGTTGACAAAAGCATATATTTGTATTTGTATTTGCGCCATCGTCCTAAATACATACACATCGTTTACACCATTTACATCATTTACCTCATTTATCTCATTCTATTTATGTTTAGTTTATTTGACCTATGTTTTGTGTTATTGTCATAAATTTCTTATTTTACGAGAATAAAATATTATAATTATATTTATTAAATATATACATGGCTACAGACAACGATAAAAATAATATAGAAAATAAGGAAACAAAACCCAAAGAAAAGGAAAATGAATGGGGTGTATTTGCGATGAAAGTATTAACCGCCTTTTGTTCAATATTAATTATAGGATTATTGGGAGCAAATTTTGTATATTATACTAGAATTAATTTAGACTTATTTTTCCCAACTGATGTAAATCAACGTCCATATACGGATGAAAACAAGGTTGGTAATAAATTACCTCCATTATTTCCAAAAAGGAATGACATTGAAGCGTTTAAGCAAGCTGGAGGTAAAAGAATGTTTGGTGGTTCCAATGGCAGTGGATGTGGTGCTCCGATAGATTTCACGCAAAGTCCATTAATTAACAATAAATATTTTAGTGGAATATTTGAATATGGATTTCCGTATTCAATGGAAAGCAAGAAAGATACATTTGGTGGTATACTTACCAATTGGTTCTCAAATAAAGTGAAATATTCCTATGTTTGGCAACGCATGTTTATAAAATCAGTCATTAACTTTGTAGGTTCTACATGCGATTTTGTTCCCGAATCTATGAAAGATATAGTCCCGTTTATTCTAGGACCCATAGCAATCGGATTTATTATGATAGTAACATCGTTCTGGTGGATACCAACATTGATAAGTGTATTTTGGAATGAAACGCAAAATTGGGGACTAGTAATATCAATACTTGGATTATTCTTCGGTTGGACATGGTCAATTCCTATTTTTCTAACATTTATAAAAGTAATTGGAGTTTTGTTTAGTTTCATATTGTTACCTGTAATGCTAAACGGTAGAAAAATTATGGAGATAATGGGTAATAATTTCAATAGTTATTATTTGCTATTACTATTTTTTATCATGACTATTGTAGCAGCATTTACTAATTTAACCTTACCAGTAGCAATTCCAATGTTAATAATATTTTTAATAGCCTTTATACCTCCTGGAATGAATCCAATGGCAAAAGCAGAATAGCAGAATAAATAAAAGAAGTCTTGACAAATAGAATATAAAAAGTATTAATTATTATAATAAAATGGGCAAAAACAAGAATAAAGGTAATACTGGTAATAAGGGTAATAAACAACACGATAGTGACAATGAGAATGAGTTAATAGAATTAGCTATATCCGAAAACGCAAAGTTACCTAAACCCGAGTACGTAAAAATTATACCACCAAAAGACAACAAGTATCCATTTGTTAGCGTTTGTACTCCTACATTTAATAGACGACCATTCATTCCAGCAATGCTAAAATGTTTTGATCATCAAATATATCCAAAACACAGAATGGAATGGATTATTATAGATGATGGAACAGATAACATTGAAGAATTAGTTAAGAATCATCCAAATGTTAAATATTTCAGATATGATGAAAAAATGACTCTGGGAAGAAAGAGAAATTTGTTACATGAAAAAAGTGTAGGAGAGATATTGGTTTATATGGATGATGACGATTATTATCCACCTGAACGCGTTAGTCACGCAGTGGAGACATTACAAGCCAATCCAAGTGCGCTGTGCGCTGGCTCGAGCGAGATTTATATTTATTTCAAGCATATTCAAAAAATGTACCAATTCGGACCATATAAACAGAGTCATGCTACAGCTGGAACATTCGCATTTAGACGGGCGTTAATTGAAAATCGATATGATGATGATGCGTGTTTGGCCGAAGAAAAATCGTTTTTAAAAAATTACACGGTCCCGTTTGTCCAACTAGATCCAATGAAGGTTATTTTGGTGTTTTCACATGAACAGAATACATTTGATAAGCGAAAATTATTGGACAATCCATCTCCACAATTTGTAAAAGAATCTGGTAAAACGATTGACGATTTTATAAAACAACCAGATTTGAAAGACTTTTATATGAATGTAGATTCTTTACTTCAATATTATAGCCCGGGTAAACCTAGTATGAAACCGGATGTATTAGAACAGATGATTAAAATGGAAGAGACTCGCAGAAAACACGCAGAACAACAATTGGCACAATCTGGCAATGGCCAACAAATCACGATTCAACGCGAAGGACAATCACCTACAGTTTTAAATACTCAGCAAGTAATTGAATTGATGAAACAACAACAAACCCAATTACAATACCTAAGTAGTGAAAATACAAAATTGAAAGACCAGCTACAATCGTTACATAGTAATAATATCCAACTACAGAAGTTAAATAAGACATTAATAGCCAACCTTTACGGGGCTGACGCAAATGTAGAGCCAACGGCAGTTCAAGTTCAAGAGCCAACAGCAGTTCAAGAGCCAACGGCAGGTCAAGAGCCAACGGCAGGTCAAGAGCCAACCGCAGGTCAAGAGCCACTGGCGGGTCAAGAGCCACCGGCAGGTCAAGTTCAATAGCCACCGGCAGGTCAAGTAAAATAAATTACATAATAAATGTACGATGTAATTTATTTAGATATTACTTAACATAGACAAATCGTCTTCATCAATATTATCAGATAAACAATGCTTATCTAAATATCGATACATACGCTTAATGTCTAGCTTATTAATTTCGTAATTTTCAAATATTTCATAGATATCTTCTTCTGTCTTTTCTTCGCGTAGATGAAGAAAAAACGTAAACAAATCAGATTGTTCCATTGAAAGCGTAAAACATAGGTTTTGAATAAACAAATAATTATTGTATTCAGTACTATATTTTGTCAACACCTTTGTAAATCTTACTTCAGTAGGATTAAATTTAGGTTTCTTTGTAAATTCTTCGTGATACATTTTATTGTTATAAAATGTTTTAATTAAGGAACTCATTTCATTAAATTGCCATATTTGCTTTTGAAAGGTTATTCTATCAATATAATCAGCAAAACATATGTTGTTTAATATTTTATTGTAAAAAGGAAATGCTTGTTCAACTGGGTGTTTTGCTAAGACATCAACTATATTTTCATGCCACAATAAACCTACAGTGGTTCTATCAGTTTCATTCATAACATTATTATGACTATTTAATTCAAAGTTAGTATTAATCAGTTTTTGAGTAATTTTTTTACTATCTTCGTTGTATGTCTTTGGTTGAAAAATATTTTGAATAATCTCATTCTTTAACAGCACGTGCTGTTTATTATATATATTTATGATTGAATCAAACTTTCGCAAATCACCTTGTATGTAATTTAATAGATTCTTTTTAAGAATAACATCAATAGATGGCATCAAATTCGTAAGCAGCGACTCAATTTCTTTAGTTGTTGGATTTTTTAGTTCATAACTATTACATACTTTCATAAGTTCCTTTATCTTTTTATCAATATGATAATTGCCAATACAGATAATCGGATTCAATGTAATTTCTTCCAATTTTTGCTTCTTCGTCTTTTTCGGACGAATGAGTTTGATTAATTGATTTATACCGCCTTTATCACCATTATTCATGCCATCTATTTCATCCATTACTATGGCTATTTTTTTCACTTTTTTTTGAAGCATAGAGAGAACATTTCGATCAGACATATTGTGCTTTGTAATAGTATCAATAATGGACTTATTACGAATATCACCAGCATCGTACTTAATTATATCATAATTTAATTCTTTTAATATTTTTTCAATAAACAATGTTTTTCCTGTGCCTGGATTCCCATATATATAGATACCTCGTTTAGTAGTTAGGTTATTTTTATCTTTTTCAAATTCTATGAAGAATGTTTTAATTTGGTCGGCTATTTTATTTCGATTTAACACAGTATTTATATCGATTAAATCCATATGATAGAGTATAGTATATATTTGTATACAAGTTGTTTTTATGTTAATTTTAATTAATCATGTATAATTTCGAGACAAAACTACAATATTTGTTACTTTTTGATAATATACATATGTCTATATATCCTATACGGTTGATGGAGGTGTACATAAATTAGGATTATTTGTAATACCATCCCATGTTAAATCGCAAGATTTCGCCCACTTGTATTTATTACAACCACCTGTAGAACCTTGCCAAAAACTACCTGTAAAATCCATTGTTTTCTCGCAGGAAATATTTCCTAAATTTTTAACATTCGTACATGATTGTTTGCCATCACCATCAATCTCTTCATCACCCATTTGATCCGGGTTATCAATCCAATAATCCGGACATTGTGATACAGTAGGAGGAAATTTCACACCATATTTGTTCTTATATAATACAGCCGCAATGAAAATCATTAAAATAATAAATATAACTATTGCGATTGCTAATACAATTTTTTGAAAGTTAAAGTCCATTATATAAATTAAATAGAAAAAAATATATATTTAATGTATATATAATGAATTGTTCAAGCACAAACGGAAGAATAAATATATTAGGTCCAACTATGAATCAGTTTTCTTTATTTGATAAAATACCTGTTAATAGCGAATGTTCTACGTTTCATGATGCTATGATTGGAAATTTTCAAGATTCTACCCTGTCTCTTGCCTATTTTAGCAAAGATAATATGCAAATTGTTCAAAACGCTATTCGGGCAGGTGTATATGAGGTTTCCAACCAGCAATATATTATAGATAACCAAAATTGCGATACTTTGAAAATAATTATGAGAAGTGTATTCCTTCAAAGTTCTACTAATTTACCCAACCAAATTACGCAACAGATTCAAGCATTGAATGATTTAGTAGTTGAGTATTGTGTAAAACAAGCATACAGTGAAGCACAAGCATATATTAATTATAAGCGTGATGCCAGCACAATGTACAATCCTATCGACAGACCTACCCAGCCTGACTTTAATAATAAGACATTGGAATTAAAACACTGGTTCTAAATTACATAATGTATTGTTTAACATTCACTCTTTACATACCCGTATCAATGTATGTATGTATGTGAATAGTTCATATTCACTAAATACAAATAAAATTGAAGGTGTAATCATATTATATGTAGTCAGTAATTATTACTAAAATGTTAGTTTCGACTAGACTCAGTGTGCGCAATATTCTAAATATTGCTAAAAATGTATTCCAGGCAACGCCACCACCAACCCCCTTAGGCAGATGGAAAATATGTGAAAATAAAAATATCAGCTTAATGGTAGATTATGCAAACGAAGATCATTGTGGTTCTTGCTCACAATATAGTATAGATATGCGTAATCAATCAAAGGAAAAAGATGAAGTAGACGACGAAAATGATTTGTATTCATATGATTATGAATATTTATTGTCAAATACAAATACAATTACGAATAAAAATAAGAATACTAACCAATAATCGCAACTAACAACTATTTATCTAATCCAATTATAAAACACATTTGAATATTTATTGTATTTTTATTTTTATTTTTATACTTTTAGAGGAGTTATTTATTTTTTATTCTGCTTCTTTACCTTGGTTGCTTTGGGAGTATCCAGATATTGCTTCAACTCGTCCAATTCATTCAACCACATATTTTCAATGCTCGTCGATTGAATAATAACTAATTCCTTTTCCTTTCCATCTCGGTCCTTTAATAACCTTTCCGCATTTTCCTCACTTACACTATCCATCGGCATTTTAAGCAAATACTTGTAATCAGCATCATCATCAATAACATCGTAATTCTTTCCTTTTAACAGTTCCAAGATATCCTCCTTTCGTTTCTTTCTCAAGTCAATTTCTCCATCTAAATTGTCTTGAACATATCTTGCTTTATTTGACAATAAGTTTAGTTCCTTTTGAAGAGCACATATCATATAATCCTTTCTCTTTTGGTAATACTTCAAACGAATTGGGAAATAACTATCGATAATTTCCTTTTCACTATTGAATTTCATTAGCTTTTCCTCGTCATTGAATAAGTGCATATTGGTTGTGCTTAATGACGCATACAACTTCATCATCTTCTCAAAATTATTATACAGATTGGTTCCATCTGTTTTTTCATCAATCGGTTCATTAAACGTAATTTCAATATCAACCGTCGTATCTGTGCTCATATCGTTATAATCTTTCACAAAAGCCTTGTTCTTCTTGTTTTTATCCGCTTCCATCAAATTTTCAATATGTTGTTTAAAATCATCGGTCCAATGACCAATGGGTAATTCTGTTACGCGCACCTTTCTATCATTTAATTTTTCATAAGTACGACGCGCACCTTTCTATCGTTTATTTTTTGATAAGTTCCCTTGACGATATACTTTTTACCATCGTCAAATTCATGACACGTACCCGTAAAACCTCTATATTGCGGACGAAATTCAACATCTTCGACCAATTCACCTTTCAACTTGCGCTGTAAATAGACAACTAGATTTTCTACAGAATAGGACAATATATCCGTGCTAAAACCGGTTCCAATACCTTTGCCTCCATTGACCAAAATCATAGGAATAATAGGCACATAAAACATTGGCTCTACAGGAAACCCATCATCTTCCAAATATTCTAGAACAGCATCATCTTCTTTTCTATAAATATATCTAGTTATTTGGTTCAATTGTGTAAAGATATATCTTTCACTCGCTGAATCTTTTCCTCCTTGAAGTCTGGTCCCAAATTGTCCATTCGGCATAAGTAAGTTGATATTATTACTTCCAACATAATCTTGTGCCATACCTACAATCGCCGCATTTAAACTGGCTTCACCATGATGATAACCGGATTGCTCTGATACATAACCACTAAATTGCGCCACCTTGATTTCATTCACCAAGTTCTTCTTAAACGCACTATATAGAATTTTTCGCAAACTAATCTTTAGTCCGTCCATCATATTTGGAATAGACCGTTCACAATCATACTTGGAAAAGTGAATGAGTTCCTTGTTTACAAAGTCTGTGTAACTTACCTTGTTATCATTTGTATCTAAATAACTATTTCTATCATAATTTGTCAACCATTCTTTTCGCTCGTCGGTACGCTTCTTATTGAACACCATATCCACTACATTATCACTGATTGCTCCCTCATGACTAAAATACACAATCTTTTTATTCGCAAAATATTCTTTGAATTCCTTACCAGTACTGGTGCCAAGACCCTTGTAATACTTGACTGTCCATCCTTTTGTATCGTTCTCAGTCTTCCATTTATTATATTCTCCGTCGTTATAAAACAACCGTTCTTGTCCGTTTTTCTTTGCCTTCAAAATGGGCGTATTCATAAATCCTACGAAATTCTCTAATGTAGATAGGGAGTTCCATTGGTCTTGAAACAAATTTAGTCCTAGACCTTTGATATGAGACCCATCCAAATCTTGGTCAGTCATAAACAACACCGAATTATATCGCAACGTGCTCAAAGCCGTTTCCTTTGTGTATTTTTTACCAGATTCTAAGCCCAATATTTGTTTCATCTCAATAATTTCCTTATTCTCACTAATGCGTTTTAATGTTTCCCCTCTTGTATTGAAAATCTTCCCCTTCATTGGATAAACACCAATTGTGTTTCTATCGTCTTTTGAAAGTCCTGAAACAATACCCGCCTTGGCCGAATCTCCCTCACATAAAATGAGTGTACATTGTCCAGACTTGGCAGTACCTGCGAAATTCGCATCAATGAGTTTGGGAATACCACGAATGCTCTTGCTCTTTGTGCCATCCGTCTTCTTGGCGGCCTTGTTTTCCTTTACCTCAGTAAGTGCGCAAGCCGCATTCATAACACCCATCTTGGCAATCTTTTCAATAAATCCATCACTTACTGAACAAGACGAACCAAATGAACTAGCAGCCGTTCCTAATTCGTCCTTGGTTTGACTATTAAATGACGGGTTTTCAATATCACATCGTAAGAACAACAACAATTGTTCCTTGATTGTATTTGGTTTCACATCTACCTTCTTCTTGGCTTTGATATAGATACATAATTTGCGAATAATTTGGTTCATAATATACTCTACGTGTTTGCCACCTTTTGAAGTACAAATACCATTAACGAAACTAACTTGTTGGAATTCATCCTTAGGGGCCAAACAAACGGCATATTCCCAACGGTC